GGTGTAGACCCATCACCTGAAAACTGTGTGGCAGCTTTAGATGCTACGAATCTATTGGCTGCTGTGTTACCTATATATGGCATCTTATGTTATCTCCATATAGCTTAGTATAACTGAAACTTTGTCTGCTACAGAACAGTCTACACTTATTCTGTCATCAGCATTTAAGATAATCTTGTTGCCTGACATAATCTCTACTGTAGAACCTACAGGTATGGGTATGTCCTTTACAAGATGTGCTGTAGTGTTTTGTGTTGAGCCTGATTGATTTGTTGTACTTACTAATTTAACAGAAGATGTAACTTGTGCTGTGTGAACATTTGCAAGACTTAATCCTATGATAACAGCAGTGGTGTTATCTGGACAATCATATATCTCCTCAAAAGTTCCTGCACTTGCAGGTGCAACATCCCTCGTGCTTACTTTAAATGTATTTGCCATCCCTTTTTCCTTTTATATAATTATACTCGGTTTTACTAGATTTGTCAAGTAAAATCAACCGAGGGCAATCGCTAATGCAGTTGGGTCATCAGAAGTAAATCCTGCACTAGTTAAATATGTCTTAACATCTGTCAATGCCACTTGCTTCATTGTACCATTATCATTTGTTACCACTCTATCTGCATCTACTAGTGTTGTAGAAGAAGCAGATGTATCACCATCCATGATGTTTAATTCTGTTGCTGTTGAAGTTACACCATCAAGAATGTTTAATTCAGCAGTAGTTGATGTTACACCATCTAAGATATTCAACTCGGTTGCTGTAGATGTAACACCATCAAGTATGTTAAGTTCTGCAGCAGTTGAGGTAACATTTGTACCCCCTATATCAAGTGTAGTTACAGATATCTCTCCTGCAACTGTTGCTATACCATCTGCTAATGTTATTAAATCTGTGTCATCTGTATGACCTATGGTAGTGCCATTAACTATTACATTGTCAACAGTTAGTGTTGTTAGTGTACCTAGTGATGTTATATTAGACTGAGCAGCACCTGTAACTGTAGCAGCAGTACCACTTGTGTTACCTGTCACGTTACCTGTTACATTACCTTCAATGTTAGCGACTATTGTACCTGCTGTACCACTAAATACTTCAGAAGAGTTAGTTGCATCAGGTATGAATGTAAACTTACCTGCACTGTCATCAAATCCAAAGAAACCTACTTTAGCTGCAGAACCTGTGTGATATCTAAACTCTATACCTCTGTCTTTGTTATCATCTGACCCCGGAGCAGAATCACCCCCTAGAGTGAAGATAGGGTCATCTACAGTGACTGTTGTACTGTTTACTGTACTAGTAGTACCATTAACTGTTAAGTTACCTGCTAGTGCTACGTTAGCTCCATCAAAGGTCATTGCAGTTGTAGTGCCTGATTTAATTATTAAGTTGCCACTAGTATTAGTTGCACTACCAAATGTTGTGCCACCATCCTTAAAGAATATATCGCCACCATCTGCATCTAGCACAATGTCTGTAGTAGCATCTAATGTTATAGTAGAACCTGAATCTATCTCTGCTATAATAGGAGTTGTTAATGTTTTGTTTGTTAGTGTAGCAGTTGAGCTTGTTGATACTAAACGAGCATCACCACCTGTACTTGGTAGTGTTAATGTATTAGATGCACTCTCTGAGTGTGGAGCACCTTGTACTGTCTGTGCGTGTGCATTACTTGATTCACAGTAGAACTTAATCTTAGAAACTGCACCACTGTTCTTTAGGTCAATCAGTCCACTTTGTATATCTACATTACCATCTAATCTTACAACACCTGTTCCGTTTGGTGTAAGTGCGATGTTACCATTGGATGTAGATACTAGACCATTACCATTTACATCTAAGTCACCACCTAGCTGTGGAGTAGTATCTTCTACTATGTTAGATAAGGCAACACCACCAACAGCTAATCCTGATACGATTGTACTTCTTGTTACTTTCTTTAGACCACCACCTGAAGTGTCTACTGCTAGAAATACATCATCGTTAGCTACTGTAGATATCTCTGATAAAGACCCTACTGCTACAGAGTTAAAGTTTGTTCCGTCTGCAATAAGTAAGTTACCTGAAGTATTAGTACCCATAGTGATATCATCACCTGATACTGTTAAATCACCTGCTATTGTTACAGAACCACTTGCTAGTGTTATTAAGTCTGTATCGTCTGTGTGACCTATAGTTGCTCCGTTTATAACAACATCATCTATATCTAAAGAACCACCTGTAATTAAACCTGTAGTTGTAATTGTAGATGAGCCTGTATCAATAGTACCAAATCCACTTGTGATACTACCACTATTCAATGCACCTACTGTTGTCGCTGCAGTAGTTACAAGGTTAGGCATTGCAGTTATTTCATCATCAAAGTAAGCCGACAAGTCAGTGACTGCTACCTGTTTCATTGTACCACCATCGTTGAGTACAACTCTGTCTGCATCTGCTACTGTTACAGATGAAGCACTTGTGTCTCCATCAATTATGTTTAGTTCTGTTACTGTAGATGTTATTCCGTCTAATGCATTTAGTTCTGTAGCAGTAGACGTAACTCCGTCTAATATGTTTAATTCTGCTGCCGTAGATGTAATTGCAGTGCCACCTAATGTTATAGACCCTGATACATCTAAGTTACCATTTAAGTCTACTGTAGTTGCTGCAAGTTGTATTTCTGTATCAGCTACAAGGTCAAGTTGTCCATCGGCACTTGAATTGATGTATATAGCTGTGTCTCTGAATTGTAGCTTCTCTGTAGAAGCAATAAGTATGTCATCACTAAATTCAAAATAATCCTCGTCTTCTTTCCATAGTAAAACACCATCTGATGTTTCACCATCAAATGTTATTGTTATATCTGTTCCTGCAGTTCCTGCACCAAAGGTAAGTGTGTTACCTAATAGTTTAGTTATAGCACCACCTTCATTGGCTGTGCCATCGTGGGTGTGTCCTGTACTTGCTTGGAAAGCTGCTAATAACTGATTAAACTCATTATTAGTATGAGCAGCAGTTATCACATCTCCATCTGTATACGAGGACTGTCTTGTATATGTAGCTCCCATTTATCGTCTAGCTCCTAACTGATATTCTAACTGAAATCCTTTAAGTGAATATGGTGCAGTTGAACCACCATCATTCACTCTTAATGCTACAGCAAATCCTGAACCTTCTACTGCCTGTCTAACTAGTGGTTGTGAAGCACCACCATATGTAGGTACACCATAAACTGCAGTACCATATACAGCAACAATGTCTCCTGAATCTAAGGGATACGCTGCAGGTCTTGCAGATGAAGCTGCCTCATAATCGTATCTTACAAATAAATCTGCATCTATGGCTGCTTCAGGTTTATAATTCACAATAACCCTTTGCATATGCTTTCTTATTCCGGGATCATTAAAAGTTAAATCAGGACTTCTATATTTTCCTGATATAACTGTTCCATCAAAGTCGTTGCCTGATTCTTGTCTATATATATAACCATTAGAATATGCACCATGTAAAACTATAACATTACCTTCTGATACAAAGTGGTCTGTACTTGCAGGTTTAATACCACGTATTTCTGCAAACTCAAATCTTTGTCCTCGCATAACACATATAATCCCTTTTGTTAAAGTTTCATCTGTGTTAGCTTTAGTAAAGAATATTCTGTATTGTGTCTTATCAGGTATTACTATACTGTCAAATTCTGACGCACTAGCTATATTGTCATTGAATATAGACTGCACATTAGAGCTTATAGTACCCAACTCCACGTCACCGATTCTAGCTGTACCTGCGATGGTACGCAACCCATCAGGACCAAGGAATATAAGGTCACCTGCAAATTCTTGAATAGTGTCACCATTTATACACCCTATATCTCTTGTTACATCTGTAACTGCAAAGTTTGAACTTGAGCTACCTGACAGTTTAAATATTCTAGTTTCACAAAATACAAATAAATCTTCACGGAATACTTTAAGTCCTGTTATTTCATCGTCAACTTTAAAACTACCTGCACCTGAACCACTGCTAAAGGCATCTTCATCAAAAGGTTGACTAAATATTACTTCTTGCTTAGTGGTTGATTTAC